GCATGTCGGCGTTGCTGATCGGATCGCCAGGCATGTAGACGTTGAGTGTCGTCAAGGCGTCGGTGATGACTTGGGTCGCCGTGACCGTCGGCATGGCGCTAGTTCGTCAGATGGGCCGCCGCGGCATCTGTGGCCGGCCGGGAGGGTTCGCCCATCTGCAGACCGAACTCGAGCAAGCCGTGGTCCGTCATTCGCATTTGCGCCAGGTGCATCGGGCGGGCACAATGCGGACAGATGCCCAGATCGGCGTTCTGGCCGAGTTCGCCTTGCTTGAGCGTCAGCATCAGCAGACCGGGGCGATCGCACTTACACCGCACATTGATGACGAGTGTCCAGCCGAGGACTTCGACCGGTTGCCCCAGGAGCGGCACGCCTGGAAAGGATCGGGGATCAGCCATGACGAGAGGTTACCACGCGGGGATCTGCCGAGTGGTGCCATTGTCGTCGATCGCGATCCACTTCGTGGGATTGCCCGCGGCTGGGGCATTTGTCAACGTCGCGGTTTGCGCCGCCGCGCCATTCGTCAACGTCGCCGTCGTGCGGAGGAGAAACGTCGCATTGGCGGTGTAGAGATCGCGCGCGAACCGGCCATCCCGCGGCCGTTGCCCGACGTTCCCCACATCGAAACTGCCGTCCGAGGTGCAGTAAAAGTTGCCGGCGTTGTCCCAGCCCCAGCGCTGCAGGCCGTTGGTTGCGACCTTGACCTGATTCGCGGCATCCGTGAAGAACCCATTCCCCGCCGTACTGACGACGACCCCAGGATTCGCGGCCGTCCCCCCACCCACCGTCAGCGACGTCAGCACAGGACTCGCACTCCAGGCGGGGACCACGCCGACGCCGGCTGACGTGAGGACTTGATTCGCCGACGCGGCACTGAGGACCGTCAAGGTCGCCCCGGCGCCCGCCATCAAGAGATCGCCAGTTGTCGCGCCCGCGAGCGTATGTCCGGCCCCGTTTTGATAGGCCAGGATCTGCGCTTGGACCCCCGCGAGCGACTGGTAGTCCCGCAGATCCCCAGATGCCCCACTGGGGACCGGTTGCGGCGAGTGAATGATCGTGAGGGCCATAGGGCCGCACCCGGACGCGACGACGGGCCGGCGCCCGCCGTCGTCACGCCCGCGCCGTCCGTCCTAGACCGGCAGTTCCGACCACACGATCCCGATCTGAAACACGCCCGTCGTCAGCGTGGCATCCGAGCACACATATCCGACCGTTCCCGGCGCTACGACGATGAGGCCGCCAACATCCGCCCACGTCGCCGTGACCGTGTTCCCCACCGTGATCGCCGCCCCCGCCACCCCAATGAGCGGCAAGTAAATCGGCACGGGATTGGTGACCAGGACGGTCGCCGTGCTGAACACGCCGGCCAACTGCGACGTGCTGCCGCTGGCGTAGGCATTGACAGCCGTGATGGACGTGGCCGTCGTCGGCGCCGAGGGCTGGACGTTCGTCGAGAGCCCAATCGACCCGGCGACCGTGGTCGCCGTCCCAGGCTCCCCAACCGCAATCCCGAGGATGTGCGCGTCGATGGCCGCCCCTGGCTTGTTCCAGAGCATCGGGCCCTTCTGCGCCGCCGTCGAGAAAATGACCGGCGCGGTGATCTGGGCCGAGGTGTAGAACACCTTCTGCGCCTTGACCAAGGTTGAGTACTTGCCCAAGAGTTCGGAGAGCGTCAGTTCGCCCACCAACCCCGCCGGAGCGCCAGCCTGGTTGCTCGGAAACGACTTGGTCGGAAAACTCAGCGACGGGCCTGTGATATTCGGCATGGGTCAACACTCCAACAAGTGCCTCGAAAACGCCCCGTGGTGGTCGGTCGGCCGGTCCGCAGGGGAGACGCTGAGGCGCGCGTCTACGTCGTCAAGCCGACATCGTTCGCTTGGATGTCCGGCCGGATCTGGGTCTGCGGATCGTCCACCACATTCAACCCGATGGCGAGCATCTGGTTCGTGATCCGCTGTTCGACGAGTATCTGCTGCAGGCGGATATCCGTCGCCGTCAAGACGGGACTGGTATCAATCGGCGCGGTCACCAGGGCCGTGGGAAACGGGGTGAACGACCACGTCCCGAGCCCGCCGAGCGCATTGAAGGCCGCCTGACTCGCGACGATCACCGCCCCCTGGCCCGCGCTGTTGTAGGCATACGACGGAAACGCAATGGATGCCATAACGCTAGATCCTCCGATCCGCGCGAAACGGATTCTTGATGAATTTCGCCACACTCCGCGAGGCACTCGTGACCCCGGCGGTTTTCGTCAACGCACTGACCGGGGTTTGCGGCACGCTGGCCAACTGCGGGAGCGGCGCCGTGGGATTGACTGATGGCAGATGCGAATCCGGCGTCGGCCCCGTACAGAGCGCCACATACGCGTCGTCGTTCACCACCAACATCGGCGGATTTGCCCCAGTGGGGTCGTACACCCAGCACGGATACTCCGTCGCCATCACGATCCTCCCCCGTTCGCGAGATCCACGCCCACCGCCGCTTGCGCCGAATCGGGGATCCCGTCCGCACTGACGATCTGCAGCATCGCATTGGTGATGGGATCGACCACGACGGGCAACGGGGCCGCCAACGGAGTCACCTCCACCACGGGCGTTGATCCATACCCGCTCGGCAAGGCCGCCACGTCGGCCGGGCCGAAGACCAGCGTCGGCGGATCTGTAGCGGAATAGACCCACTGCGGATAGAGTGCCACGTCATTCGGCCTTCGCCTTCTTGGGCCGCCCGCGCGGCTTGATCGGCGTTTCGGGAATGCTCGGCAAATGGTCCGCCGTCGCCGCTTCGTGGGCGCGAATTTCCGCGATTGCGCGCGGATTCTTGGACAACCGATGCCGCACGTCGTATTCCCGTTCGGCCGCCAACTCGCCGTACTCCCGCTGTTGCGCCTCGAGCTGCGCCAAGGCTTCAAGGGGGGTATCGCGAAAGCCCCGATGCCACAAGCGTTCACGGGTCGCTTCATCCGGCGCTTCTTCCCACGTGAGGATCGGCGGCCCACCCTCGGGACGCGCGGTCGCGAGATGCAGATGCATCGGGTAGTCGCGCTTCTCGTACGGCCGCTTGGGTTCGCCGAAGGCGGTAGAGCGCGCCTCCCATTTCGAGGCTTCCTGCGCCCAGGCGCTATCGGGAACGTGGACAATGCCCATCGGTCACTCCCTATGTGAAGCTCACGCCGGTGCTGTTGACGACGTTCCAGAGGCCATTCTGCGCCACGAGCCACATGGTCGCGCCCGGCTGGGCGACAAACGTCGCGGTCGTGAACGGCGATCCCGACACGCCGGTATCGAACAGCGCCGTGGCGACCACGGTGTGCGCAAAGCCGGTCTGCGAGGTGATCACCAGCTCCGTCCCATTGCTCGCCAAACTGGGCGCGCCGAGCGTCATGGCTTGGGCGACCGATCCCGTCAGAAACGCCTTGGTATCCTGAATCGGGACCGCGATCGCCCCGCTCTGGCCATAGCTCTCCAGATCCGGCGCGAACTGCGGACGAACCGTCGACTGCCCAGGCGCGGTCGCAGGGAAGTCGGTCGGCACGGAGGACGTGATCACCGTCGCATTCACGTCATGGCTATCCGCCACGCCGCCATCCGCCCCTCGACTGCGCACCTGAATCACGCCGGGCGAGAGCACTTGGACGAGGAACATGTACTCGTCGTCGATTTGAATCACCTGGACCGGCGTGTTGACGATGGTCCCCACCGTGGGAAAACCCGTCGCCGTCGACGCGACACCGAAGACCAGTTGCCCCGGCGTAATCGCCGCCGTGAGCGTCGTTTTGACCAAACTCATGACAGCACCCTGAGCGCAAAGTACGGAAGAATGCTCGCGACACCGACCAAGCATTCAATTTTCGAGACTTCCTGATCCGTTTGGATGTTCCACTGTTCGGCCCAGCGCATGGAGAGCTTGGCCTCTTTGTCGCTCTTGCGCGACGAGTTCGCGCCCGCCAGTGGCGTCGGGAGATCCGCCATCACGAACGCAAAGGCTTCGCGATGGAACATCAGCGATTGCCGGGACGTCTGCGTCGCCATCGTCGCATTGACAGACCCGGTCGCATAGAGGAACGACACGTTCGCGTTGTTGGCCGGCGATGTCACGACCGTCTGCAGCGGACCGCTCGTGATGATGGCCGGCGAGATCGACAACGTCGCCGCGCCTGAGCCCGAGGCATCCGCCGTGAGCGTGAACTGCTGGAGATCGCCCGTGTCGATATAGCTAATCGGATTGGCCGCATTGACTCCGGGAATCGTGAACAGATCGCCCGCCTTCAGGCTGTAGGTGCCAAAGCCTTTGAGCACGAGCGTCGAGCCGGTCTGGAGCGCGCCATCCACGAGGACCGTCGACGTCGTGAACGTGCCCGTCGTGTGCGTCGGGATATTCGGATCCCAGTACCAGTCGTTCACCCCAAGCGCTTCTTCGCCGAACTTGCCTTTCTTCCAGTACTGCGAGACCTCGCGTTGAGGATTGAACTGATTGAACGCGACTTTCAAGAGCAAGGACTGCGTCTTGGGATCGACGACGCAGCACAAATCTTCTGGGACACCGACATTCCGCAACCGTGCGACCGCATCGGTAAACGCGCCGTCCACGTCCGTGTTGGTGCGAGGCAACGTCGAGAGCGGCGCCGCCGTCGCGAAGTAGACCGTCTTGTACACTTCGGCGCCGGCAATCACGTCCGCCTTGTTGGCGAGTGCGATCCCAGCATTCTTCGTGTACCGGCTCTGGACTTCCTCGATCAGCATCGTATCGTCCGCCGAGGACCAGCCCATGCCCACTTGGAACTGATGGTTGAGCGTGATGGGGACGGTCTGATTGAGAATCGCCTGCTGCACGAGCGCTTGGCCTTCCGTCACGAGCCACCGCTGCGGCAACCGGTGCTGAATGGTGTAGCCGACTTTGATGTTCCGAAAGCCCGGTCGACTGTTCCACTCGTCGTTCAAGGACCGATCAAACTCCGTGACGAGTTTGATGTTGTTCTTGAAATACATCGCGACGTCGGTGGTCACCCACGTGGGAGTAATTACAGTGTTACTGATCGCCATCTATGTCCGCTTTCTGCGCGGACCGGCGGAGCTACCTAGCGTCGGCGCTGGCCGTAGTACTTTTCGTGTTCAGCGATAGACGCATCGTCGCCCGGCGGTTCGTCGGCCGTCGTCATGGCGCTGGTCCGCACCGGAGTCGGCGGACGGGGCGCTGCCTGTCGAACGGTCGCCGCGGCTGCTCCGGTGACGGCAGCCTGTGGGCGGGTGGAGGGCGAGAGGCGCAGCGAGAGCTGCGAAAGCGCCGAAGCTTGTCGGATCGCGTTCGGCATCGCGAGAATGTCGTCGAGGAGATGGCCACCAGCGAGCGAATCTTTCTGGAGTTCGTAGAGCACGGCCGCACCGTTGTCGTCTTCGAGGACCCACGCATCGACGAGCGAGCCTTGCGGAATGCGTGTCGGCGACTGCAAGGCGACTTGCTCGTAATCGGAGTACCGCGTTTTGGCTTCGTCGACGCGCGTTTTCCACGAGGTGACGAGCTGTGTCTGTTGCTGCTCGCGTTGGCGTTCTTCGCGATCGACGCGTCGGGCTTCGGCGATCTTCCAATCGGCGAGCGCTTCGACGTAGTCGCCGTATTCCTGGAAGCTTTCGATCTTGGGCTTTTCGGCTGCAGCAACAGACTTCGCGGGTTCGGCCGGTTTCGCGACCGGCATCGGTGCGGCACTCGCGCGCGCTTTCCACTCGTCGCGTTCGCGTTCCGCTTCTCGCCACTTGCGCGTCAGTTCGGCAATGCGCGGTGGATCGTCGGCGCCAGCTTCAGCTTTCGCGGCCCGATGCTTCGACGGTTTGACGAACTTCCCATCGGGGCCACGAGCGGTGCGCGGCGATTCGGGCTCGCCCTCGGTCGGCTCACCTTCCGCTAATTGCGCGGCGCGAGCCTTGGCGTCCCCGAATTGCGCTTCGTGCTCCGCGAGTGACGGTTCCGGCGTGCCATCGGCGTCGGCCGCAGGGGCTTGCGGGTCAGGCGGATTGACGGGTTCGAGATCAGCCACGAGTGTTGGTGTGCAGAAGTGTGCCATCGACCAGAGAGGGTGTCAAGACAGAACTGTCAGCGCGTGTCCAAGAATCGCGCACCGATCTGACCAGACTGCACGTCCCGACACACCATGGCGCAGGCATCCGCTATGCAGTCTCCCCTCGCATGACCATCTACGTGATTCGCCGCACCGACCGCCCTATCTTTTACGCGGGTCTCAATCGCTGGACGCCCGTCCCGACCGCCGCCTACCCATTCGAGTTTCAGACCATCGCGGAGCTCTATGCGACGATGACCCTGGAGTTACCTCTATCGGCCTACACCGTGCTGCCCCAGAAGGAGTCGTAAATGCCGATCGATAAGTGGACCGCGATCTGTCTCGCCGGATTCCTGAGTAGCAGTACCGCTGACTGGGTGACGACCCGTCAGTCGCTCTCGGCCGGCGCTGTCGAAGCTAATCCGATCATGCGCGGCGTCGGCCTGCCGGCCGTGAAACTCGGCCAAGATGCCGCCCTCACCGCTTGGACGGTGCGGGTCTCGAAAGACCATCCGCGCCTCGTGCGCATCGTCCTCGTGGCCGGCACAGCGTTTTATACGAGTCTCGCCGTTCACAACGAACACGTCTATCAGCAGATGAGGGGCCGATGATTACGTGGGGAGCACCGCCGTCAACGCGTCCGTTGGGGATTGGTCTTCGATGGGCGTGGGCCCTTGCCTTGTTCGTCCTCGGTCTCTGCGTGGCGTTCGTGTTCCTCGCCACGTCGGGCTGTGTCGCATCCTCGCCTCTGGGCCCGAGTCCTCTGCAAGCCGAGACGCCCGTGCGCCTACCAGCGCCACAGACGATTGTGGGGACTGTGCCGCCCAGTCCGATCCCCCCACTGTCTGTGCCGACGCCATCGCCGCCCGCGCCACCCTCGACGCCTATCCCGATCCATCAGACGCCGACTACGCCGACTGCGCCGATCCCCAGCCCATCACCCGCAGTTACCCCATCACCGCAACCGAACGACCGCACCGCTCCGCTCCAGCAGCCCCTCGCGTGCGAGGCACAACTGGAGGAAGCGATCACGCTCGTGGCCCTCATGCTCGCCTCTGGGCACTCGTTCCCTGGGCAGATGACCCTGACCGACGGATGGCATGTCGAAGCCGTGCAAACAACCGCCCTGACCGTGTGGCCGCGGGGCTGGTATCTCGTGCAGGACGATCCGCGCGGGCCACATCCGGCCTGTAATCCGAAGCACCCGTACTAGGGTTGCGGCGGCGGCTGATTCGGGTTAATCGGCGGCGGAATTCTACGCTGATACCGTGCTTTTAAGGCGAGACGTTGGCACAAACGACATACAGTTGACAATCCATCCGACTCACGCCGATGACGATTGAATTCACTGAACGGCTTCAACGACTGACAGGCCCGACACAACCGGTCACGATGAGGATCGCCGCCCAAGTCTTGGATTTGCTTCCTCCGATGTAGCAGATAGTGGTAAGCCTGATCTTGGCAAATTACCAGCGGTGCATCACCACGTTTTGACCCATCCGCATGATGGACTTGCGCACCGACCGGCAACGGTTTACCGAGTGCGGCTTCCGCGCGAAGACGATGGACTCGTTCCTTATCGTGTTTCGGCCCACGCTCTGGATAGCTTTTGGCCTTGCCTGTTTTGCCGTTGTGTCCTTGCGCAAATCGTCGATAATCACCAGCGCGCAACTTTCCGTACGTTCGCGTAAGTGCAAGCGTCGGGCGTCCGCATCCACATTCACACAGATTCATGAGCTGCTCGTTGGCTCTGATTGTACCGCTTGTTGCGCCCCCTGCTCGAGAGCTTGAGCGTGACCCTGAGCGCCCGCCTCGAGTGCCTGTTGATGACCCAGCTGCGTCTTTTCCAGATCGCGCTGATGCTCGAGTGCGCCTTGCACGTGCTCGTGAAGTTGCTCTTGTCCGAGCGCCAGCCGTTCTTCGGCATCTTCGTAGGTTTCGGAGATAAAGTCTTTCTTCGCGCCGAGTTCGGCTACGCGAATGGCCGTCGCGTTCTTCATTTCCTGTAACCGAATGGCGCGGTCCGTCTCGATCTGCGCGATCTTGAGCTTCGTGTCCATTTCGCGCTGATGGGCTTCCTGTTTGTCGGTCAGCTCCTTCTTCGCTTGTGCCATCACCTGATGCGCTTGATCGAGTTGGGCTTTCATTTGCGCGATCTGAGCTTGGGCCGCCGGGTCACCGCCTTGCCCCTGCTCCTTCGCTTGGATGATGGCCTGCACTTTCGGGTCGAGCATCGCTTTCGCGCGTTCCGCCATCTCGGCGTGGCCTGGACCATCCTGATTCTTGAAGAAGAGGTCGCCGAAGATGCCCATCATCGCTGGATTCGACCCGATCAACTGGCCGATCGTGCTCGATTCCTCCTGCCGGCGAGAGTCGAAGTTACGGACGACTTTCACCATCACGTTGAAGTTCGCGTCCGGTGTGAGCGTGTAGGTTTTCGGAGACTTCGGCGCTCCCCTTTGGGTGATGGGCTGATGAGGCGTTTGAGGACCGAATCCAACGCCGGGAACGTTGCTCTGCGGCGCTGCGCCTCCATTTGCTCCAACGCCGACCATAGGATTCCCACCGAGTCCCTGTGGAGCGACTGCGCCGATTCTGACCGTTTGCGCTTCATTTTCTCCCGTCACGATCCGTGCGAGCCGGCCCGGCCGACGTCCGTAGATCGGATACAACAGATTGTTGATGACCTGCCCTTCGTATCGAACACTGCGCTTCAAGTTGTCGAGGAAGTGCGACGTCCCAAGTTGCCCCTGTTGCGTCAATGCATCGATCGCCTTCCCACTCTTGATGTGCGGATCGGTCGCGTGGCCAAGTTGCACACTGGGGACCATCGTTGTGCTTTTGATGGCTTCGTCGAACATCTGCACCGCGGCCGTGAGGGCCTGAATCGGCGTGTTCCGATCCACCGTTTGCGGTTGTCCCAGGTCTTGCTTCTCATCGTTGTAGCGGCGAAACGGCAGGAACGGCAAGGTCCGCGTATTCGCCATCTGATACCACTGCTCGTACCCGTCCCACTGGCCCTCTGCGAGCATGAGGGCGGACATCGGCGTTAAGCCAATCATCTCGACCCACTTCGAGAACATCGCATTGAAGCCTTGCTGGGGATCGCGAGCCGGGCGCACCATCCCTTCAGACTTCCGCTCGGCGTCGTGCGGATGCATCTCTTCGCCGAGCACCTTGATGACCGGCATATCGGGGCCATCCCAGTCCGTCTCGTCGAGGATTTGCTTCGCGTCTATTTTGGCCCACTTGATTTTTTTCTGGATCACCTCGCGCTCACGGATCTCCCCGTCGTCGTCGCGCGCGTAAAGTTTCTCGTCTTCGATTTCATCCTTCCATGCGGCCGAGCCGTCTAGAAGCTCTATGAGCGTGCGTTCTTCGCTGTCGGTGTAGTAGTACTCCACCACGCGCGCCGAGCGCTGATCGCCGCTGTCTTTGAACCAGCCAGGATATTCTTCGCCGAGCCCGCGGAAGGTGTCATCATCGGCGTCGGCGACTTCGTTCCGGCCGCCGTTTGCCGCGCGCTTGAATTCTCGCTTGTACTGCGCCCATGGCATGTCGGAGCCGATGAATGCCCATTCCGCATCTGACCCGTCCGGCTGTTCATGCGCTGGATCGAGCGTCACCGACGAGTTGTTGTAGATGCGCGCCACATAGACTTCCTGATCCCATGTCTTCCCCGGTGCGTACCGCGTCCGCACGACGTAGTAACCAGCCCCCGCAATCACGGCTCGCGTGAACGCCCATGTCCGCGCGTCGGCCGCTTCCGAGTCGCGCTGAATGCGCCGGACGAGCCCTTCTCGCAGCTCAATCTCGTCCTCGGACAACGTCCCGACGAATTGCCCGAAGTCATCCGCCGGCACTAGTTCGATCCCCATGTCCGACTGGCGCTCTTGATTGAGCACCTGATGGACGGGTTCTCGGACTCTGTTGATGGTCAGACAGGGTCGTGCGGGGACCGGCGGTAAGCCATCTTGTGGATTCTGCGCCTTGCGAGTCCGGAGGGTTTCAGGGTCCCACTGGTTCTCGCCGCCTTCGTAAAAGGCGAGATCCGCGAGTTCCCGTTGTCGCTGTTTATGGATCGCGTCCTGTCCCTGTTTGAAGCGTTCACGAGCTTCTTTTAGGAAGGCCGCATCGTCCCGGCGGGGCATCTAGTGAATCCGTTCGGGGAGCGGCTTCGGCGTATCGGGGAACCGATCCGGTCGCTGCGACCGTCGCCATGCACCGAGCCCACTCCGCAGCGTCTTCAAATCGTCAGGATGCAGCTGATCAACATCCGCGCCCACCGCCTTGCGGGTGGAGCCGTCGGCACTGAGCACGAGGGTTTCCCCGCAGCCCTGGCAGATCGCGAACCGGCCGACGACGGTGTGCCACTCGTTCAGGCTTTGGCAATTTGAGCACATCACCGCCCTCGCAG